GGTACAAACTGTGGATTGATTGGACAGAACGCAGCCGTTGAGGTTGATGGTACAGCTTATTGGATGTCAGAGAATGGTTTCTTTAGATACACTGGTAAACTAGAATCACTACCATGTTTGGTTGAGGACCATGTTTACGATGATATTAACACCATACCAAAACAACACATTAATGCAGGTCTTAATAATTTATTTGGTGAGGTTATATGGTTTTATCCAAACTCAGGTTCTGGTGTTGTTAATAGGATGGTGGCATATAATTACCTAGACTCAAGTCCCGAGCGACCAGTGTGGACAACAGGAACACTAGCAAGAACAGCATGGGAGGACTCTGCTATATTTGGTAAGCCACATGCAACAGAATATGATTCTAGTGCAGAAACAGATGACGATGACGTTAATTATGTTCACGGCAACACTGATGGTGCATCAACATATTACGAACATGAGACAGGTCTTGATCAGGTAAAACTAGGACAAACATCTGCAATACCAGCAAGTATAGAGTCTGGAAGTTTTGATATCGGGCAACAGGGTTTAGCTGGAGATGGTGAGTTCATGATGAAGATAAGAAGGGTTATACCAGATTTTCTATCACAAACAGGCGATGCTAGAGTAACATTAAATCTAAGAGATTTTCCAAACGACACCGCAGCTAGTTCCACATTAGGTCCATTCACAATAACAAGTGGCACACAGAAGATAGACACACGTGCTAGAGCCAGAGAGATATCTCTAAAGGTAGAGAACACTAGCACTAGTCAGTTTTGGAAATTAGGGACATTTAGAATAGATTATCAACCGGATGGTAGAAGATAATGCCATTAAATAAAAAAGGTAAAAAGATAATGAGTTCTATGAAAAAACAATATGGTAAGAAAAAAGGTGAGCAGGTTTTTTATGCATCACTAAATAAGAAAAAAAT